AAAGCTATAATATGCTCTATCGCGCGGCGATGAACATTGCAGACTCCAAAGAGCTCAATGGAAAAGCCGGGAAAGCGGAGAAAGCAAAATTCGCCAGGGTGGCCGCTGCATATGCCTCTACCGGAATTATCACAGCACTGGTCGCGTCTGTCATGGATGTGGTGCGAAACGACGATGATGATAAGGATATATGGGAGAAATATATTGACGCCCTCGGCGGGAATATCGCAGACAACCTCAATGTTCTGAATCTGATTCCGATTGCAAAGGATGTTGTTTCGATGTTTGGCGGGAACTCTTCCCAGCGTATGGATCTGCAGGGAATTGAATACGCCGTATATGCCTGCAATGAGATGAAAAAATTCGTAGCAGGAGAAAGTAAATACACCCCGACAGGCATCCTGTACAAGTGGATGAACCCGCTCTCAAGGCTGACCGGTATCCCGATTGGGAACCTTCTCCGGGATGCTGGCGCCGTGGTTGATACAGCGCTGGATATCACAGAGATGGATACAGGGGACTACTGGAAGACAAAGAGAATCTATGACATGTCAAACCCGGATAACGTCACCATGTACACCAAGAAGGCTCTGAAAGCCTACAGGGAGGGGAAGGGAGAACTAGGAGGCAGAATCCTATCCGATCTAATCAAAGCAGGACAGACAGAGACAAAGGTTGATTCTGCAATGAAAACTGGTTTAAAGAACGAACCTCTGATCCAGGAGGCGGCGGATGCGATGCTGAACTGGGATCTCGATACATATGAGAGTAAGATTGATGAGGTGGCATCTAGGGGAATTGATAAGGATCTGGTAGTCAAGGCGGTTGATACGGTAATCAATAAGAAAAAGAAAGAACTGGAAGGAGGAACAGAAGAAACACAGGAAGAGAGCACAACGCCGGAAGAGACAGGACCGGCAGAGCAGAAAGAGGTTCAACTCTACGATATGTCCAACGTAAATGAGGCGCTGGCAGCAGGAGAGAACGAAAAAGCGAATCAAATGCTGAAAAGTGTGGTAGAATCAAAGAAAGCAGACGGAAAGACACAGAAAGAGGTCATTTCATCGGTCAAAAGTTCCTTGACGAATAAATATAAAAAGAAATACCTCGCCGCGGGCGCCGATGAGCGTGCAAACATCGAGATCCAGCTGGAACGCCTGAGAGTGGACGGAAGAAGGGTGTTCTCAAGTGAGGACTTCTCAAGATGGAGAAAAAATTCAAAGAAAAAATGATATCATAGGTTACTGCGCTACGGCGGTCCTGACGGCGAAATCGGAGCCTCTATGCGCTACCTGTCCCAGCGGTATACGATGCCTTATAAGATGCAGAAAGGACTTCTGACCGACATCGGAACCGAGGAACTCGCCCATATGGAGATGATTGCCGCCATTGTCCAGCAGCTCACGCGCAACCTTACTCCGGCACAGATCGAGTCATCCGGGTTCGGACCATACTATATCGACCACACCACGGCAATCTGGCCGCAGGCAGCAGGCGGAATCCCGTTCAATGCGTGCGAGTTCCAGTCGAAGGGCGATGCGATCACGGATTTATATGAGGATATGGCAGCAGAGCAGAAAGCCCGCACAACCTACGACAATATTCTCCGCGTGGTCAAAGATCCGGAAGTATGCGATCCGATCCGTTTTCTGCGCGAGCGGGAGATTGTACATTTTCAGCGGTTTGGCGAAGCTTTAAGAAATGTACAGGATCACCTGAGCAGTCGTAATTTCTATACGTTTAACCCAGAGTTTGATAAAGTGAAAGCGAAGGGATAAAACAAAAACCTCCGTAAACAATGTCAAATTCATTCTTTACGGAGGTTTTCAAACCAGCACCGAGTGCGGATAAATCCGAACCCTCAACCTCCGCCAGTGTGATGGTCTTAGAACTGTTCTTACAGTTAAAAGTAAGGAATTATCTTGTCCTCATAAAGATACACCGCATTTACAAAACTGTCAATCAGTCTTTGCCGCTGTTCCCGCTTTGTCACATCAAATTTACGGAAGCGGTAAATGAAAAATGCTATCTGTTCTCTTGTAAGCAGGGGCTTGTGCATTTCCTCCTGCAAAATGCTGACTTCAAGCTGCCTTTTGGTTTCCTCCAACTCGTCCAGTCTTTGCTTGGTGGACGGAGTAAAAATCCCTGCTTGAATGGAGTTGAGCATATTGTTAATACCTTTTTCCGTTTCTGCAAGCTACTTTTTCAAAAGAGGCAGATCGGTGCTTTCTTTCTTCTGCAACTCCATCAGCGTATCAATCAGTCGTTCCATGACTTCATCATTCATAATTGCTTTCATACAGTAATTGAGCGTACATATAAATTAGAGGAGACCGAGGCAGTGATGCAGAAACAGATCCGGGTGGCAAACCATCGGATCGCAGATTTGGAAAAGCAGATGGAGGGATAAGGTATGCAGATTAAAGATTATGTAAAGCCGGAATTACTTGTGGTAGCAGTAGTGCTGTACTTTATTGGGATGTGGCTGAAGCAGAGTGAGACAGTGAAAGACAAATACATCCCACTCATTAATGGGCTGATTGGCGTTGCGATTTGTGCCATCTATGTGTTCGCCACCTGTGCCTGCGGCAGTGGTCAGGATATCGCGCTGGCAGTTTTCACGGCACTTACACAGGGCGTCCTTGTGGCGGGATTGTCTACGTATGTAAACCAGATTTTTAAGCAGTCAGGAAAAGAAGAGTAGAAGGAGGCGATCCGACTATCTCCCGCGGCAGTTCGGGGCGTGGCTGCCGTTGCGACATCGCAACAATAGGGGAAAATCGACGAAAGCCGATAGTAGGAATAAAAACCCCCAAGGAGTCGCGATCCTTGGGGGTTTTGTCGTTGCCTGTGATGGACAACTACTATCTCTTAGCCTATCGGCATTATAGCATATGCGAAAATTCTTTGCAAGATACCCCGGAAAACAAAATTTCATATTTTTTCATATCATAAAGAAAAGAGGACAAATCTATGAGAGATATCACATTATGCCATCCGCGTCTCCAGCGCATTGCGTCCGCCTGGATCAAAGCCTGTGCGACCGAGGGTATCACAGTAGCCATCGGAGAGACACTGCGGACGGTGGCGGAGCAGGACGCTCTGTACGCGCAAGGACGTACCAAGCCTGGCAACATTGTAACCAATGCCAAAGGCAGTAGCTATAGCAGTCAGCATCAGTGGGGGGTTGCTTTTGATTTTTATCTTAAGATGGATGTGGACGGCGATGGCAGCGTGTCAGACGATGCCTACAATGACAGCACAGGTATGTTTAAAAAGGCCGCAGAGCTGGCAAAAGCTTTAGGACTTGCCTGGGGCGGAGACTGGCGTAGCATCGTAGACAAGCCACATCTTTATCTGCCGGACTGGGGCAGCGGCACCAATATTCTTAAACAGCGTTACGGCACCTTTGAGGCGTTTAAAAAGACCTGGCCTAAAATGGATGTAGCGACAGTCAAAGCCGACAGCGATGCCGGAGCGGCGGATCTCAAGGACATCAAGAGCGGCGCACACGGCTTGAGCATCACTGCGTCCTCACTCATCATCCGGACAGCTCCGGCAGGTGCTGACTCTGGCAAGCGATACAGTAAGGATCAGCAGGTGCAGCCGATCCGGAAGTGTTTTGTCAGCGGAGCACCGTGGATCCAGACTGCGGACGGCTGGGTGTCTGGCAAGTATCTTACTGGCTGGGTGTGCCAGGACGGGCGCTGGTGGTATCTGCTGAGTGGGTACACCTACCGGCACGATGCAGTCTGCCAGATTGACGGGCAGGCGTATGCGTTTGATTCGGATGGCTGGATGATTACCGCAGATCGGATAGCAGAGGACGGACATATACGATAAAATATGATGAAAAACACAATATAAGCGCATAATAAGGGGCTGTCATTCCTTGAAAATAAAGGAAAAACAGCCCTTTTTCGTGTGATATTTCCCCAGAAAAAGGGGTTCTTTATACTGAAATATGCTTTCGTGGTAGATGCTCCAAAAACACCGGAAACCCTTGTAAATAAAGGAAAAATCCAGCATTTACAAGGGTTTCCGCATCCGTCAAAAAAAGCAGATAACGGGAATCGAACCCGCCTTTCCAGCTTGGGAAGCTAGCGTTCTACCGATGAACCATATCTGCAAATATATATTAAGTATACTGTTTTTTCTGAAAAAGTCAAGAAATTTATCTTGCCAAAAAGGGAGGAAAGTTACTGTACACGGGTAGGCACTTTTGGGACCGAAAGAGAC